GGTCGTCAGGGCGCTCAAGGCGGTAAGCTGTTGGTTCGACATCAGCAAACCAAGCATCGGTCGGTTGATCGGCTGGGTTGCCGTCCCGATAGTGCCGATGGAGCCGCCAGCGTTGCCGGTGCCGGAGGCCCCGCCAGCGGCGCCAAGCCCCCCAAGACCGCTTAGGCCCGAGGTGTTGCCGCCGTTGCCGCCGTTGATACCTGCGTTAGTCTGGCCAGCCTTGCCGCTTTGACCGTCAGCCCCCACGCCGATTGTGGGACCTGAGCCGGACGCGCTGGCCGTTCCCCCTGCCGCCGTGTTGGCGGTTGTCCCAGGTGTCGCGCCGGTGCCGCCATTGCGGGAAATCCACCCCGCAGGGGCCGCTGAGAGATCGAGCGTTCCCTTGACGAAAATGCGGAAGCCTGCCGGATTGATGGCGGCGCCCGTCGAGATCGTCAGGTTGTTGTAGAACATGTCCCGAGCGAGGGTCACGGACCCGGAAACCGTCACGTCCCCATCACCGCCGTCGCCGAAGAACATATTGTCGATGTTGCCGGAGTCAGACGTTGTGATGCCCTGAAACGTCGGGTCCGCACTTGCGCCATTTGACGTGAGAACCTGTCCCGCTGTTCCGGCCCCAGTGACCGCGACCGCGCTTGTCCCATTGCCAATGACTACGCCATGCGCCGCGAGGGTGACTGCGCCAGTCCCGCCATTAGCGACCGGCAGGGTTCCGGTGACTCCGGTAGTGAGCGGCAAGCCCGTAGCATTGCCGAGCGTGATCGTCGGCCCCGTGGCAAACACAAGCGCCCCAGTGCCGGTTTCATCCGTTACAGCCGTGGCAAGATTCGCACTGGAGGGTGTGGCCAAGAAGTTCGCCACCCCAGTCCCGAGTCCCGTAATAGAACCAACGGCTGGCGTGACGGTCGTGTTGCTCGCCGCCGTAATCAGGCCCTTAGCGTTGACCGTAAAGGCGCCGACCTGGGTTGCTGAACCAAAGGGCCCAACATTGGAATTGACCGTCGCCAGCGTGCCCGCAGCGGTGACATTGCCCGTGCCGTCCAGGCTCGGCGAGGTGTAGGTCAGATCGCCCGTAATGGCGACGGTTCGGCCCGTCGTCCACTTGGCCGCGCCGCCCGTAATGTCGGTTTCCCATGCGGTATCGAAATCGGTAGCGGAGACCTTGTAGAGCACTTGGCCCGTCGATCCGCCCGCCGGGACGCCCGCTGCAACGCCAGTTGGACCTGTGGGGCCGGGAACGGTTGATGCCGCCCCAGTTGGGCCGGTCGGACCCGTGGGGCCTGTTGGACCTGTTGGACCGGCTACAATGGAATCCGCACCCGTAGGGCCTGTCGGGCCTGTCGGACCAAGCGCGCCCGTAGGTCCGGTCGGCCCTGTTGAGCCTGTCGGGCCTGTCGGACCATTTGGACCAGTCGGCCCCAGAGCGCCGGTCGGCCCAGTGGGGCCAAGGTCTCCAGTCGGGCCGGTCCCTGTCGGTCCAGTCGATCCAGTCGGGCCGGTCGGCCCTTGGTTCCCAATTCCCCCAGTCGGGCCGCCAGCGCCAGTGACACCAGTGGGGCCTGTCGGACCCGTGCCGCTAGGTCCGGTCGGTCCTGTAGGGCCCGTGCCGCCAGTCGGACCCGTGGGCCCAGGATTAAGCCCCGCAAGGTCGCCAGTCGTCGTGCGCCGAGAAGTGCCCGACTGAACAATCTCAAGCTGCTCTGTGCCGCTCAGAGACGTGGCCATGGGGAGTTGAGGGATTGTGACGTTACTCATTTTAAATCCCCGTCTGCGGAATCTGATCGTAGCCAAGTGGCAGGCCGACAAGGGCGGTGATCATATTCGTCGTTGAAGTCAGCAGCGCGCCAGCAGGCAGCGCCACGTTGGTCTGGTAGGTGAACGCCGTCGCCGTCGTCACCGTGACGCTGTAGAAGCCATTCGCCCGCACGTCCGACAGGCCCTCGACCGACATTTGATCATTCGTGGCCATGCCGTGCGGCGCTTGGCAGGTGACGGTGATCTGATCGGTTCCGCTGGCCGTCACCGACAGGGGCAGCAGGTCCACCGCATAGTGCGTCGTCCCATTGAGCGGCATCACCGCGCCCTGCTCCAGGCCAAGCGGCGCCCCCACCGGCTGTGTCGTCAGGGCGTTGCCGTCCTGATCCAGCAGCGTCGTCGTGCCGGGGATCGGAATGCCCGTCGTCGGGTCGGTCGTCGCGGGGGCGGTGACGGTCTGATAGTCGGTCTCGTCCTGCACGAAGTTCTCGACGCGCGCATTCATGATCGGCAGCGGGTCGGCGGGAAGCGTGATCGCCCGAATGTTCTGCTGAGGCGTATCGGTGCAGGGCGGGCACACAAGGATGCGCAGGTTTTGAAGCGACGATCCGCGCCAGTCGAATTGCCAGTTCAGGCGCTCGTGGTTCCACCAAATGCCGCACCGGTCGCATACGCCGAATCCACGAGGAGACGACGGGCTTGTTTTTGCCCTCCCGGATTGAGAAGCGTAGCTCATTTTCCACGCCCCTCCCTATAAAGCGCCCATTGACGCTTAGCTGAGGCGGACAGCTTGTCCTTGGTCTCTTCAGTGATCACTCGTTTTTTCCGCGCCTCGCTCAGCTTGCGCTTGGTTTCTTCCGAGGCGGGGGCCTTACTCTGCTGCCATGCCGACATTTTAGCGCGAGTTTCGGGGGAGTGTTTCAGTCCAAGCCAGTGCGTGTTTCCCATCGCCTTCTGAGACTGGATAGCGCGCGTCTCTGGGCTGGACTTTCGCCCCATGGTTTGGGCGCTTATCTTAGCTCTAGACTCTGCCGACCATTGCGCACCGGATCGACCCTCGCCGCCCGTGGTTTTGTTGGTTAGCCGGATTCCGCTATCGCACCAAAAACGTATGCGCTCAATTTCCAGATCAAATGCTGCTCGCTCAGTCATCCCATTGGCCACCATGCGAACCTCAACGCACATGCCCAGGCGAGCTAGTTTTTTCTGAATGGATTGATGGTGGGAATTTCTCTTTTTTAAAACATTGGCGCGAGAGCCGTGACCCTTCCCCACGTAAAAGCACACGTCCTTATCGGGCCGCCAGTGCTCGTAGACGTAGAAAATGTGGTCGGTCATGGGCGGTAGTATGACCCCAACATGGGCGAGATGAAAATCTGTGAGGTCTCGATATTTTGTGTGGCGGCGATGTCGTAGGACTCGTCAGCCAGTTCCTTCATGGCCTTGGCCCTCTCCGGCGCCCATTGCAGGGCAAGCCGCTGAGCAAGCGCGTAGGCGAAGGCTTCAAGCCAATAGATCGGCACTTCCACCGTCTGGCCGTTGGTGAAGTTGGAATCCTGAATTTGGCGCATCCGATAGTAGTTGAGCGACGTTTGGTTGCCGTCCGGCACCGGCCACAGGGTCACAGTCGGCGACAGGAGGCGATCAAACCAGAAGACCGTGGGTGCGCCCTGCTGCTGAGGCTGGGCGTAGGAGGCGTATTCGCTCCGGCTGATCGGCATGATGAGCCGGTTGGTGGTCGCGCCGCCGCTCGTGACGGTGATGTAGGCGTCGAGCATGGTGATGGTGTTGGCGTCCACCGCATAGGTGGCGGTTCCCTCCACCAGCGGAGTCGTCACAAGATCGACTGCCCATAAATTGACGCCGAGGCTACTCCAGCGCCCCAAGACCATGTTCGCCGCCATACGGGCGCTTTCCATGTGCTCCTGAAGCACCGCCGTGTTGCGCACGCCGATGAGGTTCAGCGCGTAGAGCGTGATTTCACCAAGGCCGGGCGAAAAAACATACGTCCCAGAAGTCGTCACGCCGCTCTCCTAGTAAGGGACCGAACCCGTTTGAGAGAAGGTCGTGGTGACAGACCCATCGCCGCTGCTCAGCAGCACGCGAGCCCAACTCGGCGCGACCGTGAAGCTGGATGCCTTGGTGGCCGTGGCAGCGACAACAGCCGTGTCGGCGCTGGAAACCCACGTCATGGCCGAAGGTACAACCGGGTTGGTCGGTGAGTTGGGGTCGTCCATCGTCTGCTGGACGGTGTAATTGACCGTGCCGCTCACAGTGCATTGGATCGCCACCGTGGGGTTGGCCCAGCTATCCAGGCGCACCCACGGCGAGTCGGCGACCCCATTGGTGCCGAAGGTGATGGCGCCCGCCGTAGCGGCGGATGCGGCGATGGAGGTGACGGTCTTGTAGGACAGGACGGACGCGGCGGTGCTGTTGTTCACCCCCGTGATGACTTCAGAAATCGTGTCCCCGGCCCAATTCGTCCCGGTGACGGTGAACGTCTTGGTGGTCTCGTCAGCCGCCGTGGTCAGCAGCACGCGACGGGCCTTGTCGAGTACGGCCACGCCCGCAACGACCAAGGCGCCGTTCAGGGTGATGTTGCCCGCGACGGCGGGGCTCTGGGATAGGGCGATGTTGTTGGCGGATGCCGCAGCAAGAGAGCCAACAGTGACGACAATCGGGTTCATCTAAATGCCTCTCTTAATGCAAAAACGGGGGCGCGATGGCCCCCGCTCTCCAGCCATCGCAAGCGCAAAGGCCCTTAGCTCATATCGACCTTGTGGCCAGAAGGGGCGGTGCCCGACCGGGCCGAACTGAACGGACTGGCCGTGGCCGAGCCGCCCGACTTGCGCGGCTTGCGGCCAGCGTTCGGAGAGCCACAGGCGCCAGCCGGGCCGCCGACCATCTTCTTGGCGCGGCCACCGGCCTTGCGCTCCTCGGCGGCGTCCTCGATCTTCGGCGCGTTGTTGTAGCGCTGACCTTTGGACTTCAGGTCTTCGGCGGCGGTGTTGACGCCGCCAGTGGCACGAGTTTTGCGACCCTTCATGAGACTGTTCCTTTAGGTGGGGTTCACGGCGATGCCGGTCGTGGCCGCCGTAGGCGCACCTCCGTCAACATACGTATTGGCCAGACCGTTGGTGTCACCGAACTCGCCGATGCCGACCAAGGTGGCGCCCTTCATCAGGATCAGGCCACCCGGCGACGCATTGGTAAGCGACGTGAGAACCGTCATCACCGTCGAGGTGGACTTGATGTTGTTGATGAACGTGCAGCCGATGAACTTCTGCCAACGGTCCATGCAGGCGGCGCCGGTCCCCAGGATGCCCAGAACGCCAGCGGCGGAAGTCTGGAACGGGAAGTTGCAGCCGATGAAGGCGTTGCGCGGCGTGCCGCCAGCGAATTCAAGCGACGCATTGGCGACCGACCGCGTGACCGTATCGAGGCCGATGGTGCAGTTGACGAAGGTGTTCTCGCCGGTCGTGCCGCTGATCTTGAGCGAACGAGCGCCCGTGTCAGCCGCCGAAGCCGCATCGGCGATGCCGCCGAAGTTGACGTTCTCGTAGTAGTTGCGACCACCCGAATCCGTCCAGCAGATTTGGTTCGTGCCGCCGGTCGAGAAGCTGTTGAAAAGCGAGAAGTTGGCGAAGTAGCAGCCCGATCCCGTGACGACGACGAAGTTGCCGGAGCCGAAGGTGGCCTGGGTATAGGTGCCGGTCGGCGGGGCGAAGCGGGCGCGCTGAGCAACACCGGTCGGCGCAGTCTGGCCGATGATGTGGCAGGCGTTCTTGGCCCACGTCAGGGTGCCGGTGGTCGCAGTCGAGTCGGCGACCTGAGCGTTGGCGACCGACAGGCGTTGCGTGCCCGTCGTGCCGCCGTTGCCGACGATCACGGCCACATCGTTGTTGCCCGAAACCATCTTGGAATAGGCGACGTAGATGGTCGCCAGCGGACTGTCGGCGGCCCCGGTGTTCGCATCATTGCCGTTGACGGCATCGACGAAAAACCAGTTCCCGGTGAACAGGGGCGCACCCGCGATACCCATCGTCGGAACGCCAGCGACTTCTAGGCCGCTAAGGTGAGTGATGCCCATGAGGCTGTTTCCTTTGCGTTACGAAGTCGGGAAGGAGCCGTAGAGAGAGCGCCAGTTGTAGTACGAGAAGCTGTAGCGCTCGTAGCCCTTGACCAGCAGGTTGTCGGTCACGAAATCGACCTGCATGTCCATCTCGTAGGCGATGCGCTTCATGTAGGACAGGCCGTCGATGTTGGTCAGCAGGAACCACGCGAACTGCGAGGTCAGGAAGTCGTTGACCATGTAGCCTTCCGGCAGACCGCCAGCCGTCGTGAGGATAGCGTTCACGTCGTTGTCGGCGGTGCCAGGGCGCAGTTCCGTCTTGGTCAGGCGGATGGCGACCGGTTCCAGTTGCGGCGGAACGATCAGCTTGCGACCGCGAGCGAACACCTTCAGACCGGCTTGGTCCTTGAAGTTCGTGCGGATGCCGATCATGCCGTTGAGCAGCGTGTTTTCGTTCAGGTCCGCTTGAACCGAAGGGGTGTTGGCGACGGTGCCGCCGTCGATGGGGTGAGACGCCGAGCACAGGGCCACGCCGTCACCGCCGACCGACGAATTGTAGGTCGTGGCCGTATTCAGGATATTGGCTCCGTAGATTTCCTTCGTTTGATTGAAGGACTCCATCAGGCCCAGGTTCGACGGGTGGAACTGGCTCTTGTAGAGGTTGTCGTCGATGGCCTTGCGGGTGATCGCGTAACCCAGAGCAATTTCGGTGTGCTCTTGGTTATAGACGTAGCGCTCACCAGCGCCGTTATCGAAGGACGTTTGACCGCCTTCCGTCTTCAGTTGGGCAAGACCCAAGTAGCGCATCTCGGCGGTGCGTTCGAGCGCCATCTTCGAGTCGTGCTTGGTGAAAATCTTGTCGTACTGAGACGGGATCATCTCGTACTTGCCTTCGATCCCGCGCAGGCCGGGAAGGAGAAGGTCTTTGATCGCTGAAAGGTTAACGGGCATGTGCCTTCTCCTAGATGCCGGTCAGGGTCTTGGTGACGACGTTGTTAAACGCCACGACCGCATAGTTGTAGGCGCCGGAGGCGGTGCCGTTGCTACCCGGAGGATCGGTGACAAGGCTCACGACACGGAACGGCAGGGTGGCCGTGGTGTCGGGCGAAACCGAGATATTGATGTAGGCGCCGGAAATGCCGCTCATGGTGTTCGGCGTGCCGTAGGCGAACTGGACGTTCGAGCCGATGTCGGTGACGGCAAGTCCGGTCGAGGTCGAGCCGCCGACCTGAGCGACGAAGCGCGCGTTGGGGTCGTTGACCAGATAGACTTCAACCGTATTGGTGCTGGCCACATCGGCGGCGCCCCAATAGTTGCTCCAGACGGTGCGCTTCTGGCTGACCGAAAGATATTTGCAGCCGGTGAAGACGCCAGCCAGGGCCAGAACGCCGGGCGTGGTCGGATAAACCGACCCATCGGCATTCTGGAAGACCGGATCGCCGGAATACATGGCGGCGGTATTGTAAGCGCAGAACCCCACAACCTGTTCGTAGGTCGGAGCCGAGCCGTTGCCGCTGTGTTGAGCAAATCCGAAAGGCGCGAACGTATTGGCCATGACGGTTCTCCCTTGAGAGAGGCCATCATCGCGCGCCGGGGCGATTAAGGTCCGAGAATTTGGTTTGTCCTCACCGCCGGGGGAGGAGATGCGTGTTTTATAGGGCTGAGATTTTTAGATTGTCAAATAGGCAAAAAAGAAGCGGCCCGAAGACCGCTTCTTAATCAGAATTTCCGGGGGTTTTAGCCTTCGGAATGAGACCGTGCCGCCGCCGCTTCGGCGTCGATTTCTTCAAGAGTGCGCGCCGTGTCGGTGATTGGATCGAGCGCGGGATCGAAAGTGACGCTCTCATTTTCGACTTCCGGTTCAGGCGCGGATTCAGGCTCCGGCTCCGGCGCGGGCTCGACTTCCGGCTCAGGAGCTTCGGGCGGTGGAAGCTCGCTTTCGGAAATCGCCGGTTCGATAGAGTGGTTTCTGCTTTTCGACATAGCTGGTTCCTTTATTCGGGGATGGGCATCGGGGAATAGGACTTCTTAACGCTCGCCAGCGTCCTTGGATCAGCGTCGCGCTCGAATTGATCTTGGGGCGCTGAATTCAGTTGCGCCTCTTTCACGCGGACCTGATTGCGCGCCTTGCGAAGTTCGCGGTCACGCATGTCGTTGGCGACGACCTTGGGGATTTCGTAAAGACGCATCCCCTTGCGGTCGATGGTCTTGCTCTTGCTGCCCCTCGGCATGAATTCGGGGTGACGATCAGCGGGAACCGGCTCCCATCCGGCCAGGGCCGTCTGCACGTTATAGGCCGGGTCTTCCTGACCAAGAACCGTGTCGCGCTTCCACTGGTACTCGAAACCCGGAGGCACCATCGACGGGTGAACGAAGAATTCGTCCGTCCCCTCCTCTTGGTCGTTGCCGCCATGGTCGCGGATTTCCTGAGCGCGGCGGGCAGCGCGGGTTCTGGAGTCTTCCTCGCGCATCTCAGCGCGCATTGCGGGGCGCGTGTCAGGGGCCGCAAACACCTCTTCTGGCGGGGGCGCTGCCAAGGCGGCTTCCTGATGGGCGGATTCCCGAACAATAGGGGCGGCCTTAGGCGGGCGGCCACGACGTTTTGCGGCGGTCATTAGTTCATCCTCTTGTTTTCATTAGAGATGGCGAGCTTGTGCTTGGCGTATTCGGCGGGGGTCATCTGCATCATTTCAGCGATTTCCACCTCTTCGCGGCTCAGCGTGACGGTGTTCGGCTTGACGCCGCTGGCCGTTCCAGACCGGCTTACCGGAGCAACCGCCGGAGCCGCACGACGCGCGGGCGCCGGAGCCGGTTCAGGGGTGTGATCGTCACTCCTGAGACCCAGCGTCTTTTCCACCGCCTCAAAATAGGCCGGGGTATCCACGGCGATGCCACGCCCCTGCACAAGGGTGTCGGCGGCGACCATTTGGTCGAAAAGGCGCTGGTCGGTGGCGTATTGCGGGTGAGCCCGCACCCACGCACCCGACTGTGCCGACAAGCGGGATGCGAGGGACTCAACGGGGTCGGCGGGGGGTTCGTAACGGGGCGCCGGGGCATTTTCGAGCGCGTTTTTGCCCTGCTCAAGTTGGATCAGGAGCGCCGAATTGGTGCTCATCTGCTCCTGAATCTCGGCGGCGGCGTCGAAATCGCCAGCAGCCCAGGCGTCGCGCAGGCTGGCCTTCAAATGCGTGCCGTTTTGGGTGCGAGAGGCGATGGCGTTGACCACCAAATCAAGCTGGGTGCCCTGGACCTGACCCTGAGCGTTCGCGGCGGCCTGTTCGGCGGCCTGAGCGCGTCTCTGGGCCTCGATACGGGCCTGACGCTCTTGATCGAGGTTGTTTTGAAGGGCCTCCAGGCCCTCGTCGGGGGAGATTTCCTTCGCTTTCGGAGCCGCAACAGGCTCCTCGGCCTTGATAATCTCGATTTCCGCCTCAGGAGGCAGTTCGTCGGCGATTTCGACAATAATTTCAGCTTCTTCGGCCATTTTTACCACACCTGATCAGGTTGTTGGACACGTCCACGAACATTCGTGTCGTCGAGAATTCGGCAGGGCACTTGATTGATGGAAATCGCCCAGCCATCGGATGCGCGGAAGAACACCCAGTCGCCGATTTCGAGCTTGGTGCCGTTGAACCACTTGCCGGACGGGTCGTCGAAGGCATCCGAACCCAGTTTGACGACGAGGCCGACCTTACCTTGGCTCTTGTCCTCATCGCGGGTCGTGTCGGCGAGGATGATTCCGCTTCTGGTCTTCTCAGGGCGGACGTAAATCGCCACGAGCACCTGATTGTTGAATAGTTCGACGCTTTCCAGGCTGCCGACCTTCTCAAGAAGGGCCTCGCGCGGGTCGGTGTCGTGGCTCATTAGCATAGCTGGCATAGGTGGTCCTTTATCGCTGCTGCAAAGATTTCTGAACGTCATCACAAAGGCCGCCCACATAGTGGAGCGCCGCTATGAAGCCTGCCTCGTAGCGGTAATGAGCGAAATCCGTGGCATTACCAGCCGCCAGATTGTTGGCTCTTTCTTCGATCTCATCGGCTAGAAGTTTTCTAAGCGCGATGTCGAAGTGGTCATTTAGGGTGGTCATTGGCTACCTGAGGACTGCCATTAGCGTTTGGACTTCTTCTGAAGCTTGATCTTTTCAAGCCTGCCCATGCCGCCGCCAGCGCCAGCGTCGAGGTCGTGGGTGTTGGAAATCTTGCCGCCGACCTTGGCGGCGACCTTACCGCCCTTGGCAAAGCCGGGCATCGTGCGAGGTGCGCGGCTTGGCGTATAGGGGGATAGCTGCTGCATTGGCGGCGCCACAGATTGCGCCTGCTGGCCGGAAACGACGGTGCGTTGCGGTGCGCTGGGGTTGTATTGGCCCAAGGGCCCGCCGGTGAGTTGGGGCGCGTTCGCAGCTTGCTGCGCCTGGAACGCCTGAAGCATACGGGGATCGACGCTCTGATTGGGCGCCATGCCCTGCATTGCCGCATTTGCCGCGATAGCTGAACTCTGCGTCATCGGGGCTGAGCCAAGTGACGTGTTGCCGATCTGACTGGCCTGGAACCGCTGCGCCATCGCAGCTTGATCTGGGCTGAACTGCTGAGCGTTTGACGTAAGTGCGGGTGGCTGCGGAGCGGCAGATTGCAGGTTTTGAAGCGCCGGGGCGCCCTGAGAGCGTTGCGCGGCTTGCCACTCTGGAGAGCCGGCGACGTTCGCCCAATTCGTCGGGGCGGCGGCTTGCGGAGCCGGTTGTGGCGCGGCCATCGGAGGAGGCGTTGGAGCCGGTGTCGGGGCGGGTGATGGCGCAGCGGCCATGGGACGCGGCGCGGGAGCGGGGGCCGGTGCGGCGCGCTGTTGTGGCATGGGCTGCCGGGGGGCCGGTGAGCGCCCAAAGCCGCCACCAAACGCCTTCTTCACGCGGCCACCGGCCTTACGCATCATGGGCGGCGCGCCCATCGGCATCGGAGGCGGTGCGCCGGGCGGCGGCATGGGAGGACCACCAAGGGGCGGCGGGGGCGGCGCCGGAGGAGGCGCGGTGGGAGCCGAACCTGTCGGCGGCCCCTCGGGCGGACGCTGCTCCTCAGGTTCGCCGCGCGGGCCAGTGGCGATGACGATGTTGACGTTCATCCCCTTGCCCTTGGCGCGGCCACCGTCTTTACGGGCGAGGCGTTCGGTGATCTTTCCTTTACCGTTGTGAAGGCCCTCAGGAAGTTTCTCACCCTTTTTCTTGGCGTCCGCCAACCCGGTGCTGCCACCTAGGTTGCGAGCCAGTCTGCCGCCGGTCGGGCGAGTCCCTTGGATCGTGCCGTCAGAGACAGAGCCGCCGGACTTCTTGGCGGTGGTAGGCTTGTCTTCGGTGTCCCGGCCATTGGCGAGCATTCCGATAGCACCGGCCCACGCGGGAAGCTTGCCCTTCGCGGCTGCAAAGGCGGGGCTCAAATACTCCATGACGTTGCCGCCCATGGCGCGCTTGGTGCGACCGCCCTTGTTCATCCCGCCGACGTGCTTGACGCCTTCGCGGTCCTGATTGGCTTCCTTCACGTCACGATTGACGAAACTGGTCGCCGTCATGCCGCCGGACTTGCGGGGTTTGCGCCCCGCCGAGAAGGGCGCCGCTGCCCCCTGAACCTTGCCGCCGTCCTTGAACTGGCGGCGAGATATCGGGCGCATTCCCGTCTTGGCATCGGCGTTCAGCTTTTCCGGCGGGGTGTAATCGGAAGCGTCAACGCTCCTCGCGTCCTCACCACCTCCCATGCGCTGGGCCTTGGCCTTCATGGCGGCGCGGGCGGCTTTGGCGGCTTCGGACATTGACGGGGCTCCCTAGATGGAATGCGCGAGAGATAACACGACTTGCGGTTTTTACGAATCGCCCTTCTTGGGCGTGGTTTTTCTGGTTCTGGCCGCAGCGGAGCGGGCGATGGTCGCGGCCTTCATAGCTGCGGTCTTGGCCATGGCGATCTTTTCATCGCTTTCGGTCTGGAGCAGGTCGCGCACCAACTCAAGCTGCTGACCGGCCTCGCGGCTCTCGCGGTCGGCGTCGCGGCTATCGTCCTGAAGGATGGTGTCTTGGTGCTGGATATCGACGGCGCGGGCTTTGGTTTCAGCCTCCAGCATTTTGGCCTGAGCCAGCATTTTATCGACTTCGGTGTCCATCTGCTGGGCGGCGCCAAGCCCACCTTGGGGAGAGTCCGGCTTAGGCGCATAGGCCCCGCTTTGGATTTTCGTATCCACCTCGGCCTTCTTGGCGTTGGCGATGACCATAGCCGCCTGAGCCGTGGTGCCCTTGATTTCCAGTTCCTTGAGGGCTTCCTGCACCTCGGCTGGAACCTGCGCCTTCTGTTCGGCAGTCGCCATGAACTGGTTGGGGTTGTTCCAGCCGAGCGCCTGAAGGGCCGCCTTGTGGATCGCCTCAGAATTATAAAGTGTCGGGTCTTCTTTGCTCAACTGAATGAGGCCCATGACCTTCATGACGCGCTGGCCATGGCTGGCGGTGTTCGGGTCGGCCTGTGGGACAAGCTCACAGTTGTTGATCGCGTTCAGGAAGACGGTCTCGTCCCACTTTGTCTTGGACTTGCACCCGCGCGCCCAGAAGCTTTCCGGGTTTTCCTTGAAGCACTCGACCAGCAGTTTGAACTCTTCGGTCTGAGCGGCGTGAAGGCGCTTATGGACCGCGTTCATGACCTTGGCGGCCTGCTCGATCATCGCAAGGGTGGTGCCGACCGGCGCATCCGCGCGGCCTTCGCCGACCTGCTGCTCGGACGTGCCGCCGATGCGCATTCCGGTGTCGGCTATATCTCTGGCAAGGCCCATGAGCCCCGCAGACGGCTCTTTATAGGGCAGCGGCATAACCGCTTGGCTCATCGACATTCCGCCCGTGTCGATCTGGACGCCACCGCCAGGGGGCACGCGGAAGATGCTGGTGTTCTGGCGCGTGCCGTTCTTGGCGACGAGGAAGCCGGGGAAGTTGGCGAACATGCCCGCGTCCAACAGTTCGCGCCAAGCCGCTGTCAGGGCGTTCGTCGTGTTGCCGAGAATGTGGGACAGGCCAAGGTCCCAGAAGCCGAAGCCGGGGACGAACGGGTATTTGACGAACTTCTTGCGCGCTACCGGCAGGTCGGCGGTGTCCTCATTATAGTTGCGCACGAGGGACAGAACTTGGCGTGACGACACGTCGATGGTCACGACGTAGGGGATTTCCAGGCCGGTCGCCTTACCCTTTTTCTTGTGCTCGAACCCTTTGATGTCGAGTTCGCAATAGCACTCGTAGAGCATCCGGTTGCGGTCGTCGGGGTTGCCCACCGTGACCGTTATGCCCTGCTGTTCCTTCTCGGCCTGATCCAGGCTGTTCAGGTTAGGTTGCTGCGGTGTGGTCAGGGGAATGTCGCGGTAGACGCCAAGGATTTGCATCCGCTTGACGACAGACGGACGCATGGTGACGCGGTGGGTCACGCGCAGGGCATTGGCCAGATCTGTTGCGTCGCTGTTGACGATCACGTCTTTGGCCTCGACCGTCTCCGATACGGGGCGGTTGCGGATCGGGCAGTTGTAGACCTTCTTGAACGCCGTCCCGGCCACGCCAAGCGCCATCAGCATCCGGTCGGTGTCCGGGTAGTATTCCGTCGCCACCGCCGTCAGGTAGTGGTTCAGGTCGCACTCAAGGGCATTGGCGAGATTGTCTTCCTCAAGGGTCGACTCGTTGTCGTCGTTGCGGATTTTGACGGGCCCATCGGTCGGCAAAAGCTCAGAGCGCGCATTGGCCTGAAACCGCAGGGCGGCCTCCAGCAGCAGCGGGTGGCGCACGCGGCTCATACCCTCGACGGGAGCGCCGTCAGCGGAACCCGACGTGTTCGGAACCTCAATCGTCAGGCCCAGGAGCTTGATCGCCGTCGCTTGGCTCTCGATCCAATCCTTGCGGCTCGAATCGTCTTCGGCGATCCCGCGCAGCAGGTCTTCAGCGATTCGGTTCAGTTCGCCGTCAGGGATTTTCTCGAC